TAAAACCAAAACGATACTTGGCATTATCAAGTTTCGACATTATAGATATTAATGACTTTGATTTAAATTGATGTGCCTCATCTCCAATTACACATCCAAAACGATTGAAGTATTTGCGAGGAAGTTTATAGATTGATTGCCAAGTTGTAATAATTACCTGAGAATCTGTTTCTCTTTCTTTACCTGCATATATCTTGTGGCAGAATGAACCAACATCCCAACCATAATCCTCAAAATCTTTATACATCTGTTCTACTAAAGATGTCGTCGGAACTACTATCAGAATACTTAATTTTCTTTCAACGTAATATCTCACAATCCCGTATATCATCAACGACTTTCCTGAAGCAGTTGGAGATATCAATAACCTACGATTGTATTTTAAAGCGTCGTGTACTCCCTGAATTTGATAATCTCTAGGTTTATATTTGCTTACAGCGTTCATATAATCTTTCACACCCTCTTCTGAGATACCATCATTCACTTCAAATGGTAAACCATAGAATTTACTTGGTTGAAAGTCGTATGTGTATTCGTGGTCTTTACAAAATTGAACGACCTTATCTAAAAGTCCAACATATATTTGATTGTTTTGAATATTAAATAACCTTATCTTTCCGTCCCAATACTTATTCTTATAAGTTGGCATAAACTTTGCACCTGGTACTTCAAAGGTGAAATAATCTGCTAACTCATAATAAACGTGCATATCAGACTCAATCTGAAGATGCACTTCATTCTTTTTTGATATTATCAAATGCGACATAACATCGATCAATATCAATTATTTAGCTGTGTTTTATAAACCTATCCTACAATTGTATCAAACCAATCCTGACTCATACCTGAGATAATTTTATCTGCAGAATCAGCATCAACTGCATACTTTTCATCAATAAGATGTTGCTTTACTTTCTCGTAATTCTCGTGAATCTTCTTTGTTTCTCTTGGAGTTGGCTTCATTGTATTAGTAAATCTACTAAGTTATTTATTAATTATAACCTGCTTGAAACTTATTCCATTCAATCGCATTCTTGATTTGATATGTTCGATTAGATACTGCTCTTATAACTTCTTCTAAAAACTTGAGCATTATATCATAGTATTTTATTTTCATATCTACTTTATTCATCTTATCATCTGCTTCAAGGTGTCTTTGAATTGCATCTTTTTCACGAACCTTATATGGAAATGGTTCTTCTGCATATACTTCTGCAGTTGCTTTACCAGTATAATAATTATATCTTTCTAATCTAACTTTTGCATATTGCTCTCTTGCTCTTTCACGCAACAAAGTAATCGTATTGTAAAGTGTATAATACTTTGAGTGAAGTTGAGGTATTTTTAATGATTCATCATGTAAATTATCAGGATCGATCTTGGAATCTTTCTCCCACATCTCCTGAATTTGTTCAAGATTCATGTAGTGCTACTTACTAAATCGTATATTGTATATTTGAATGTTGCCTCTGCTGTAAAGTATTGAACATCGGTATTTGTTGCATCAAAGTCGAGTGATGATAAAGATATTGGAAATAAATCTTTAAATTTAACCTTTGCAACTTCACGATAATTGCTGTTTAGTATTCTAAGAGTTCCATCACAGAATGCTTCTTTTGGATCTCTTTGACCATCAGCATCTTTAATTAAATTAGCAAACTCTTTGGTAGTTTCTGGAAATCCTAAACCTGTTAACCAATCATAAACTGATTGATAATTCTCCATATTCTCATCAACTAGAAAACGAAGAGTAAAATCACCAAAGGTTAGTCTCTCACCTGGTACAGCAATATTTTTTAAATATGATGCTTGTTGTGCTAATTCAAGGCTTAACTCTGGTATTCTAGCAGAATTTGAGAAAAAGTCAACCTTTGGAAACTTAGTCAAATTAAATTTGAAACCAACTCCTGATAGAAAATTTCTATTTGCTATTTGTTTTCCGAATGCCGAACTAGTCATTATCTTTTTGATTATTTATTGTCTTTGAGTAAAATCAATTCCCTCTAAGTGATCAAACTCGTGTTGAAAAACTCTTGATGCCATTCCACTTAGTTTAATCTTATGTTCCTTTTTATCCTCATCTTCATATTTTACAACAATTTTATCAGGTCTGTCAACATTTATAATTTCATCTGGAAAAGATAAACATCCCTCTTCACAATTAACTAATTCACTATATTTTTTTACTATCTTTGGATTGAAGCATACTATAACTTCATTATTTTCTAAGTCTCTTACCATCGCAAACGCTCTAACATCCATACCTATTTGATTCGCAGCAAGACCTATACCCTCATAATGATGCATGTTTTCTACTAAAGTTTTTGCAACAAAATGGCGGTCTAAATTTACACTACAAGGTTTAACCTTATTATGTAATATTGGATGTGTGTTAGGTGTTAGTTCTAGTATCATCTTTCCTTGGATTATTTAGAAACCAAGAAGGACCCTCCATACAGAAATCTATATAAACCGTTTTTGCATAATGAGTTCCACGATAACATAGAAAGGCAAAGACCTCATCTCTGTCGTGCCTCTCATCATCCCATTCTGGCATTATTCCTCTACCTAATAAGTGTAACATTTGTCTTAACCTCCTGTAACATTATTTAGGTTTCAAAACATTGACAAAAAAAGAGACCCTTTTGGGGTCTCTTGGAAAGATATGTAATATGAATTACATAAGGTTCTGAACCTTAACTCTTCTGTAGTAGCGGTTAGCATTAGATGTAAGTGCACCTGCTCCAACTGTTGTACCTTCTGCAAATGGGTTTGCAACGATACCGTAACGAGTCTTAAACCCGATTTTTGGTTGGAATGTGTCCTGACCAACTGCACGAACCATCTGTAGAGGAACGTATGGGCAGTAGAACAGTCCAGCGTCGTAAGGAGATGTACCCTTGTAACCTGCAACGTAGTACTGATCAGCAGCTAAGTTAGCAGCAAATGGATCAATGTATACACGGAACTTACCAGCAAGAACACCAGCAAATGTATTTCCTGTATCATCTACGTTTAAGTTTGCATTAAGTGCAGGAGTGTAATCTAATACACCAGCCATTGTTAATGCTGAAGCAACGTCTGCGGAACATAGGATCATGTTACCCTTTCCACGACGAGTTCTTTGTGCGATTGCGTTAGCATCTCTTTCGATTTGGAAGATCAAACCTTTGAACTTCTCAACTGACCATCTTCCGTTGGAATCTGTGTCTAGGTCGAAAGCACCTGCTGTTGCAACGTTTGTTTGTGCACCAGACTCAGCAACCTTATAGATTGTTCTGATAACTTCTCTGTTGATCTCTGCAAGAATCTCTGTTGAAAGAATGTTTGCAAGTTCTGCTTCAGCATTCAATCCGTGGATTGCTTTAAGATCTTGAGCTAGCTCTAATGAGTACTCTGCTTTGAGTGCTCTGGACTTCGCAGTCACAGTAACTTTCTCAATGCTGAATGCCATTTCGTTGAAGGCATTAGCAGTAGCATCGCCCATCTTCTCAGCGTCATCAGTACGCATACCTTGTCCAGTTGGATAGGTAACTGCAGTCTGAGAACCCTGTGGGTTAAGAGCAGCTGGGTTTGAAGCATTTGTTAAACCAGTACCACCAGTTGTACCGAAACCAACTGATCCACCTGAGAATCCGTTTGTTAGGTTACTGCTGCTATTCTGTGAGGAGAATGATGAGTTTGGCTCGTTGAATAGTGCTTCTGTTCCGTCCTGAGTGGAGAATCTAGATCTCATTGCGAAGATGAGTCCAGTAGGTCCAGTCATTGGTTGTACACCTGCTAGGTCATAAGCGACCAAGTTAGGCATAGCACGACGGATTAAGGAGATCAATACAGGGTCGAAACCTGCGACTGTTTGACCACCTGAAGAGGTGAAACCTCCGTTTCCAACTGAGTTAGTTGGAGCAGCTTCATGTAAGAATTCTTTTTCTTCACGAAGTGCAATTTCTTGGTTTTCTAGGAGTTGTGCAGTAACCGCCTTACGGTGTGCATCTTTGATAGGATCAATACCTTCATAGTTTAGAAGGGGAGACCACTTCTCCTGCAAAACCTCATTGCTAGGCATTTGCATTTGTTTTACCTTTTTAGGAATTAGTTTGAAATTTATAATTTAAAAATCACTTTTTAGCAACTCTACCCAGAGTTTGCATGTATGCTTCCATTGCGGAAGAAACTTGTTGTGGACTATCCACAGCAGTTCCCTCAGATATGGTTTCTGAGTGAGCACTTGGAGCACTAGTTGTTTTGTTGGATGGGAAATAAGATTCCTTCAACTTTTCTAGTTTCTCACGATAGTCTGTTTCACTTTCAAACTCAACATTTGAGGCAAGAGAAGCGAGTTTTTCCTTCTGTGAAAGTGCTAGACCTTCAGCTACATCTGCTAAGATGACATCAGAAGTTGACTCTGCAAGTCTTTGATTTAGAGCAACGTTTCTTTCGATTTGCTCGTTGAGTTTACTCTCCATTTCATCAAGTTTATCTACCATGCTTTCAAGAACATCGTATTTGTCTTCAGGGACAGATACATAATGTTCCTCAAACAATGACTTCATACCTTCTAGGAAAGATTCAGTCATTTCTGTTTTGAGACCTGACTCTACTTGCAACTGATTCTCTTGAATCCACTCATCGGCAACGTACTCAAGATATGCGTCAACTCTCTCTGTTAACTCATCTCTTACGCTTGCTACCTCTTCAACAAGTGCTTGCTCGTATGCGGTCTGCAAATTCTCTTTAATTTCTGAAACCTTTTCTTTGATTGCAGCTTCAAAAATTGTTCTTGCCTTGGATTGAAACTCTTCTGAAAGTTCTTCGCCTTCAAAGAGTGCTTGAACGTCTTGCTCAACGTCCACTTTATAATCCTCTTCTTCAGCAACAACTTCTTCCTCAGTTGTTTCCTCTTCAGCAACTACTTCGTCTGTAGTAGTTTCCTCCTCTGCTACAACTTCATCAGTTGCAGGAGCCTCATCTTCAGAGATTTCCTCTCCTTCTAGTTCTTTACTAGACATAACAGGCATAGGTTCTGCTGGCTTTGCTTTTGAATTAACAACATCTTTAACAGATGCAAGCTCAGGAATCTTTAACTTGTTTGAGTCGTCATCTGGTTTTGAGTTTGTAGGTGTAGGTCCACCTAGATCCTCATAAGGTGCACCGCCAGATACCATTGGTTCTGCGGGCTTGGCGTTTTTGGTTACTACGTTATCCATTTTTTGTAAATTGCTACCAAGGGCTAATTGATTTTTGTAAAATCTGATATTATTTATAGAACTTATAGATTTGATAAGAAATCGTTGAATAAGTTCAACTTATACTCTTCAAGTCTTTTTTGATCGACAAGTGTATTAATACGCTTTTCGGTCTTTTCTGCGAGTTGTTCACGAAGGATTCCACCTTCCCAAACCCACTCTTTTCCTTCCATAATTCCATTCACAAAAGCGTCTGGGGCAGAAGGATCTGCTACTATATCAGCAGCAGTTGCTAGTTGGAAATCATCTCCAACAACTTTACAACCGTGCATATCTTCTTTAAGTGATCCAACACCACGAGAAGACACTCCAAGTTTTACACCTTCATCAATTAATGAGGATGCAATTTTACCCATTGGGGTTGATAATAAAGTTGCTTTTCCTACAAAATTATTTCCCTCTCTACAAAGAGAAGTAATTTTATGTGATACACGATCTAGATTTACTGTAGGACCGTCAGGATGACCAAGTTCACCTAATGCTCTACCTTTACCGACAAAGTTTTCATTGTATCTTTCAACTTCTCTTTCAAGAGTGTTGATTGGATACATTCTTCCATTGCGGTTTTTGATTTCGCCTTGAAGGAATATACCTTCAATACACATCCTTTTCTTACTACCTTTTCCTTCAGTAATAATTTTGACGTTTGATACTTCTTCGGTAATTAGTTTCATTTTCTTAGTTTGTGTATCCTACTTTTGCACCTTTGACTGCAGCATTAGCAGCAAAGATTACATGACTGGTTTGCTTTTCAATTAATGCACTTTCAGATCTCATTAATGTAAAGGTTCCCACCACTGTACCACCTGCACTCTCTGCAACAGTTACTAAATGATCAGCACCTGTTGCTGTGTTAACTACACGAACTACAGTTGCATTTCCAAAAGTTGATGCACTACCAGATGCGGTAGCCATCGCTGCTTCTGTACCTTTAATTAATAGTCTAGGCATTTTCCTCTTCGGGTTCTTGATCTACTTCAGTTTCAGTTTCAACTTCTGCTGTAGGTTCTTCAGTTGCTTCTGGTTCTTGACCAAATAAACTTGCTGCAGCATATTGTTTCATGCCATCAATCTTTTCACCAGCTTTAGCATAGATCATATTTTTCAATGTATCTGTGATTTCTGCAGGTTTAGCGTCAGTGGCGATCATATCCAACACATTTGTTGGTTGAGCATCATTATCTTCCATAAAAATACTATAATTATATAATTTATTTATATCTCGGCTTTCCTAGCATCTTTTTGTGCCTGTGCATCAGTTACTTCTCCCTCTGCTTCAAGGTCTGGATCTGTTGGAGTATTTCCTAAATCCTCTCCTCCTTGAGGTAGTGGTTGACCTGTTATTGGATCTATCTGTGATGGATCAGGTAGTATACCTTTTTGTATCTCATCTTCAATTTGATTATCAATTTCTTCTATCTCACTATCTGTTTGTCTTAGAATTTTCTTTCTTACAAACTCAGTAGAATAAAATTTACCAATATATGGTTCTATCGTTGCTAGATTACCTAAACGACTTTGAATCATTTCTGATTCTTTTAATTCTGCAAATTGATTATCATATAAGAAATCATATTGTATATGCTCACCCATACTTTCCCAATCTTCTGGGGTAACAATATTCTTTAATATTAGCTGAGTACGAAGCATATCATTGAACATTGCAGAAAATCTCTTTCTCAATCTTCCTACAAATTTAGAAAACTTAAGTTCATCCCTCAATATTTCTGATGATCTACCTAAATTAAATCCACCATCTGCTGCTATTCTTGATTCTGGTACACCTAATGCACGATATAATTTTTTCTGGAAGTATTCGATATCAGCAAGTTCCCCAAGATTTTGTCCACCTGGTAAAGTTGTGATTTCGGTTCCCCGACCACCTTCTCTTCTAGGCAACCAAAAATCTTCCATCATACTCATAAATTTACGGTCATCACGAACTTCACCAGTTTGTGCATTGTAAACTAACTTATTACGATAACGACTCATTACCTCTTTAAGATATTGTTCCGCTTTCACTTTTGGTAGATTACCAACATCAATATAAAATATTCTTCTTTCTGGTGCTCTTGATAAACGATAGATAACCAAACTATCTTCAATCATTCTTAATTGATTCAAAGCTTTGATTGCTTTATGAAGATACGAGAGAACTCGGTTCTTATTGCGATCTACTAATCCAGATGTACAATAAGTAATCGAGTCTTTTGCGATTTTAGTTGAACCTTTACCTGCCTGTGCAATCATCCCTGTTGGATAATTTGGTTTCATTGTATAGATGTAATATTCATCAAAAGTAGGATTTGGTACATCCTCAGATTTACTATTAATTCTTACATATGGATCATTTCCACCTTTAGGTTTTTTTTCTTGACGTATGAATTTTAATTTCATTGGGTCAATGTATCTCAAATCCTTGATTCCTTCTTGTGGATTCTTTTGATCTATAACCTTTAGATAATATAAACGACCATCAATATACCAATTACGGAAAATTTCGTGAGACTTTTTATCAAAGTCCATTAATTCTTTAATATATCTGAACTCTTCTCTAATTTTTTTCTTTATACCTTCACTTGCATTTAGATTTGACAATTCCACTTCAACAGGAGAATCATATAAATCACTGACTATCGCTTCATTCACGACATCTTCAATGGCACCATCTGCTTCTGGATGCAGTGCCATCTCTCGATATCTTTTAATTAATTCGTGTTCATCACGATATGCACCTTCAATATCTACGTATTGACCATAAAAACCACTAGCAATATAATTATCAACCCCGTCCTCATTATTTTTGGGGACAGGGCTAATAATACTAGCGGAATTATCTTGTGTTTCCTCAATTGAAAAACCAAAAAGTTTTGCCATTATATTATGAACTTTGTATTATGTTTATTTAGCTGATGTTCTCACCGCCTGATACAGGACTATCTCCCTTTAGAATTTCGATGTACTGAACCTGAAGTTCAACAGTAAATTCCTGAATACCTTGAGCATCATAAGACAATTCGATAGGACCGACCTGTGTTGGGAATGTATCATAGAAACGATATTTTCTGATACTTTGACCATCACGATCAAGTTGGAATACAAATGCGTCTGCTTGATAATCAGCAGGATTAACTAATCCAGTGTTATCATTTAACTTGTTAATTGTATTCATCCAGTTCTCAAATGCAGATCTTATTGCAAAGTCTGTATCGTTGATAACTGTTACTGTCCAAGAATCGAAAGTTCTGTCACCTGCGATTTTGAGTACCCTTCCTCTAAATGGTACTTCGATTTGTGCTATGTTTGATGCTGGTAATCTTGCTCCTTTAACCAAGAACCTTGATTTGTCAAGAACTTCCTGTGCTGGTGCAGCAGCATCAGGGAAAGTGAGGACTACTTCAAACAGATTAGCACGAGCACCGCCACCTGTCAACTTACTCTTAAAGTCGGAAATCGTCCTTAGTGGTGGTGGATTTACCTGATTTCTAGCCATAGTTGTTTAAACCTCTGTTAATTAAACGGAACCAATTACTTCTTCAAAGTCAACACCAGTTCTGGTGGCAACGAAGGTAAGACCAATAAAGTTAATTGATCTTGCTGGTTTAATAAAGATATCAGCAACAAATTCATTGCGGTCAATGACTGCTCCTGTGTTATTTGTTTCATCGCAAATCACAACAAAGTCAAATATACCTCTGTTGGATTGAACCTCTCTTAGGAATGGTTCAATAATATTTACGAAGTTTGTTCTAGTTAGTTCATCGTTGAACTCAAAGAGTTGATCCTTAGCCGCTGCTGATATAGCATCTTCTAAGAAAATGAACAATCTACGAACGTTGATTCGGTCAAATGCCGATCTCTTACCAAATGATGTCTTGTCTCCGAAAAGAACAATACCAGCACCTGGTTGTAACATAACAGGATTAACTCTATTTGAATAGAGAATATCTCTCTGTTTCTTGCCTGGATTATAGGCAAGTTTCACTGAGTTTAGAATTGCACCTCTTGCAGTACCCGCTGGTGAGAACCAAGGGAACTGTTCGATGTCAGTTCTTGCACAACATCCAGCGATGTCACCATTTAATGGTACATA